TGGCACCTCAAGTATCGGGACAACCGTGGCCAGGTCGTGGCCAAGGGGGTGAGCCAGGGCCGCAACGAACAGGTCAGCAAGACCATCGGCGAGATGTGCGGGCACTACGGCCTCGACTGGATGCACGTCAAGCCGCTGCGCAAATGCTGGAAAGGCCCGGACCGAAAGATAACCCATGACGAACTGTGCATGGTCACCGGCGTTGTCTATGGCCGCACTAACCAAGAAATGCGTGATGCTGCCCTCATCGCCTGGGTGGAGGCAGGGTTGCCGGTGAGAATACGAATGCGAAAACGTCAATCGACGTAGTTTTCTTTCTTTTTTGAATTTCACTGACCGTCCCCGCAGGTGATGCGCGGGCGGTTTCTGCATCTCTCATGGCCGAGAGTCGTAAACTTTCACTATGAATTATCGCGGAAAATCAGTATCTTTGCATTGGCGTGGGGGCCTGCTGCTCTTACCGGGGGGTGTGTTTTTTTGGAGGGGCGAGTGGCCGGTAAACCCCTCCCCCCTCATTGGAACAATAAAAGTTAAAATCGGGAGGATATTAATGGAGTACAGATTTATAGCGACACGACTAACCGAGGATGAGGCGGCGGCACTCGAGAATGTGCTCAGACGGCGCCGAGAGACCATCTACTCCTTGCTCCGGCTGCTCGTCGCGAGTTATCTCAAACTAGCAGATCCAGAACAGTGGAAAGATGAGAGACCTCCCATTGACCTCATGCGTTACATCACCGAGGGGACACGAGCGCAGCGTGATGCGATGAGGGCCGCGGCCCAGGAGGAGGCAGTGACATCAATGTTTCGTGACATAAGATATGAGAAAGAAAAACGCCAACCCTGAATACAGGCGCATCATCACGGGCCGCAGATGGTCATCGCTTCGCGGAATGAAGATGCTGAAGAACGAGTTGACAAACGGTGGGTTCTGTGAGCAATGTGTGAAGAAATACTTTGTTGGCGGGCCGAGGCCCAGGAAGGCCACCGAGGTGCACCACATTGTCCCGATCGAGAGCGCTAGCAGTAGGGAAGAGATGGAGGCACTTGCTTATGACGAAAATAATCTCATGGCCTTGTGCGGCGAGTGTCACCGCGAGATTCACCGCCGGTTGGGGACAGGGCACATTAGAGAAGCGATGGAAAACGATGTTAACGATTATATTCAACGCATAAAAAATGGCATATCAGAAGAAGGGGTATAACACGAAAAGTCTGGAAAACCTGTCAAAAGGGATGGCCCCGCCCAAACTCATGTACACTGACAGCCCGTCTCAACGTCTCGCGAACGAGATTCTTGAGGAGAAAATTGACTTTGAAGGGAAATCCGTAACCGTTCGTGAGGCTATCATCAGGGTGCAGGTAGAAAGGGCTGTAGAAGAAGGCGATTTGAGGGCGTGTCAGTTCCTCATTGAATTGGCCGGGCGAAATGAGGCGAACGCTGCCGCGATCAAGACAGCGGCGACAAACCCGCTCGATCAATTGCAGTCGATGATGCGGCGTAGCAAGATTGATGACAGACGAAAGAAAGCAGACTGAGCGGGAGGCGAAGCGGCTTGCCATTGAGCGGCTGTCTAGCGCTGACCTTGGCAAATATTTGCTGAGGTCGATTGACCCGCGCCTGTTGAAGTACTTCAAGTCGCTCATCGCTGACCCTGTTGCACACAACGTGTATGAACTGCTTGGCGCGGTAAAATTTCTTCGCCTGTTAGAGTCATACAGTTACGACACTGCGGCTGCACAGAATTTCATGACGTTCTATGAATTTCTCAAGTTCAGCGGGCAGAACGGGAGACAGAGTTATAGGCTCACGCCTGTACAGGTGTTTCAGTTCGCATCCATCATGGGGTTCGTCCGTGATGACGGCCATAGACTTGTTCGCAACGCCCTGCTTTTCGTTCCAAGGAAATTCAGTAAGACTACCAGCGTGTGCGCATTCGCTATCTACGACTTCCTGTTTGGTGATGACAACGCACAGGCGTACACCGGGGCGAATTCCTATGACCAGGCGAAGATATGCTTCGATGAGATAAGCCGTGTTCTTCATGGCCTAGACCCAGGCTGGACGCGATTCAAGGCGACTAGAGAATTGATCAAGTGGCGTGATGGGCGACATAGTAGCATCAGATGCCTCAGTAATTCGCCCGACAAACTCGACGGTCTCAACGCCTCAACAGTCATACTCGATGAATATGCCCAGGCAGACAGCGCCGACCTGCGGAATGTGCTGACCACATCAATGGGCATGCGTGACAACCCGCTGCTCGTAACTATCACGACTGCGAGCGACAAACAGACGGCCCCGTTCGTCCAGGAACTAGAGCATGAGCAGGGCGTGCTGTTGCGGGAGGTGCTAGGCGGACATAGTGAAGACGACACGAGTTTTTCGCATATATTCATGCCAGATTGTGATGATGATGAGAGCGACCCTGCGACATGGGCAAAGGTACAGCCTCACCTTGGTATCACCGTGCGCCCCGATTTCTATGAGCAGCAGTGGGCCGAGGCCCAGAAAAGCGCCGAGAACATGAAGGCATTCCGGACGAAGATGCTGAATATCTTCGTGACCGGTAACGATAAGAGTTGGATTGATGGCAGCACCATCCGCGAACACTCGCGCAAGTTGGATATCGACTCGCTGGGTTATCGTGCAGACTGCGAGGTAGCGGTTGACTTGTCAGTTGACAATGACTTTTCGGCTGTGAGTTACTATATCTACCTGAAGAACGAGCAGCGCAGCCACATCCACACGGAATACTATTTCCCGAAGGGCCAAATGGCGAAACACCCAAACAAGGAAGTTTATCAGCGTTGGGTGGATGGTGGATATCTACATCTGTGCGAGGGCAACATCATCGATTACGGGCAGATGGTTAACGACATATTAGCACATGGAAGGTATTTGCGCATTTTGCAAATTGGATATGACCCGAACAAGGCGGCTGACTTCACCAACCTAATCATCGCTGCAGGCGGCATGAATTATCTGTATCCATACAAGCAGACCTACTACTACTTCACCAAGCCGTGCATGGCGATAGTGAGGATGATTGAACTGGGTTTGATCACGTTCAATGAGAACCCCATCAATAACTACTGCTTCGACAACTGCATTCTCGATCGTGACAACATGGACAACTGCAAGCCGTTGAAGCGAAGCGAAAACAAGAAAATTGACGGCGCAATCACCGCTCTAATGGCACTGGGCGCGAGCCTTGAACAGAAGAGATTTGCAGGTGTTTAACACAAGTCCTTATTAATATAAGGACTAATATGGGACTACTGGATTTTTTTAAGAGCAAGAAAAAGCGCTCAATTTCGGTGCCGACGGTTCTTCAGGTCACTGTTAACGGAAAGACCTACACCGTCGATACTACCTCCAACACAGGAATGATGCTGGCGGCGGTATGGCGTTGCGTAGATATTGTAAGCGGCACCGTGGCCTCATTAGGAATTGACATCGAACGGCGCATGGGTAAGTATTGGCAGGTGGCTGCAGACCATCCGCTTGAACTCGTCTTGCGCCTCAGGCCCAACGAGCGCGTGAACAGTTTCGATTTCTGGAAGGCCGCCGTTGTAGAGATGCTTCTACACGGGAATGCCTATATCTACCCATATTTTAATGCGTCTGGCGAGATCACAAGATTGTACCTTGTCGCCCATGGGGCGTGTGACTATGACCCGCAGGCCGACACATACGACATCCACGATGATGTGAATAACCTTTTTACAACCTGCAATGGTTGGAGAATTGTTCACCTCAAGAACCTGAGCCTTGATGGTGGATTCACAGGCGTATCCACGCTGGCCTACGCTAAGAAGGTGCTTGGTGTCGGCGGTAATCTCGACAGCCTGCAGATGGACAGTTTCGCCTCTGGGTCAACGCTGCACGGTTTCATTAGCGGTGACAGTAATCTCACCCAAGGCTTCGGCGCCCCACAGGATGACCAGTTGAAGGCTGTCAAGGATAAAATCACCGATCAACTCTCGAGCGGTGCGAAGATTTTCACCTTGCCCGGCACGATGAAGTTCAACCAGTTGTCATTGTCACCCTCTGACCTGCAATTGGTAGAATCCAAGAACCTCAACGTGCTTGACATCTGCCGATTCTTCGGCGTTCACCCCGACAGGGTGTTCCAATCTTCAAGCACAAACTACAAGGGCAGCGAGAGCGCGCAGACGGCATTCATGACAGACACGCTGTTCCCGCTGATCAACAAGATTGAGACCGAACTGACAGTGAAACTCATCTCGAATGACAAGTTAAGCGATTACCGCATCAAGTTCAATCTTGACGATTATTATATCAGCGACATGAGCACGAAGGCCGATTATTACACTAAGATGATTTCGGCTGGCGTACTCACACCGAATGAGGTGAGAATACGCGAGGGTCACGCCCCCGTCGAGGGCGGTGACTCCGCGTTCATTTCGTGCAATGTGGCTCCCATCGACTCTGCGAAAATCAAGGGAGAGCCGACAACCACCACCGAAATAAAACCGAAATAAACCAGGAAGAAATGACAAAAATCTATCGCAATACCGAGAACTGCCAGTTGAGGGCGCTGGAGAATTCCCGCACCATCGAGGGTTATGCCGTCGTTTTCAATGAGCGCAGCGTGTTTCTGCCCGACTGGAACAAGGGGCGCATGGTCGAGGAAGTGATGCTGCCTGGCAGTATCACCGAGGAACTGATTGGAAAGAGTGACGTCGTTGCCAACATCGACCACGACAACCGCCGCATGGTGGCCCGCTCAGTCAACGGCGAGGGTTCCTTGCGTCTGTCGCTTGATGAGCACGGCCTCAAGTTCTCCTACGAGGCACCCATGACAAATGACGGCGAGACCGTCCTTCAGGGTGTTCGTCGTGGTGACTTTCGGGGATGCTCGTTTGCGTACACCTGCGACGAGGATACCGGCGTTCACTACGAGAAGAACGACAAAGACCCGCGTGCCCTTATCCGTTACGTCGATGAGGTTAACGGCCTTTTCGATGTTTCGGTGGTCATCCACCCTGCCTATCCGCAGACCAATGTGGACTCCCGTGCAGCAGTGCTGGACGGTGCCCTCATGAGAGGGATGATTGAAGAACAACGAGAAATTGACAATAATACTAATTCTAATTCAGATTCTATGGACGACAAGAAAGACGAAAAAGTTCAGGAGCGCAACGCTGAGTTGGATGCTCTGAAGAATGAGATGGAAGGCATCAAGCGTTCCGTCACCGATCTCCAGGCTGGCCAGGAAGCCGTTTCCAAGAAGGTCAGTTCTATCAAGGTGCGTGATAAGAAGCGCAACTTCTCTCTTATCCGTGCCATCCGTGAAGTCGCTGCAGGTGACAAACTGAGCGATGACGTTGAGGCCATCACCCGTGCCGGTCGTGAGGAAATGCGCAACGCAGGTCTTGGCACCGTCGGCCAGATTGTTGTGCCCCAGTTGCGTGCAGATGTTACCGTAACCGCCGAGCATGACGACACCATCGGTATTGATGTTTACAACACCTTCGCACCCATCCGTGAGGGTCTCGTAGCCGTCAGCGCCGGTGCCCGTTTCTATCCCGGTCTGGTCGGTGACCTCCGTATCCCCGTTTTGGGCGGCGGTAACGTAGCATGGGCTACCGAGGTGGGCAGTGCCGCTGACCCCACCTATGCCTTCACGGCTGTTAACCTCACTCCGAAGCGCCTCACTGCCCAGTTCAAGTTGAGCAAGCAGATGGTCGCCCAGGACAACGCCGCCATCGAGGCCACCCTGCTGAACGACATCCGCAAGGCTGTCATCACCAAACTCAACGCTACCATGTTCGGCACCGCTGCCGCTTCGGGTGGCGCACCCAAGGGTATCGGTAACGGTCAGACCGCTGCCGTTGCTACCGATTGGGCCAAGTTGACCACGCTGGTTGAGGCTGCTGTTGAGCGCCTGGCCGTTGGTGAGGAGTATGCCTACATCGCATCGCCCGAGGCTGCTGCCGTCATCCGTCAGATGACCTACAACAAGACCACCCGTCTGGTCTATGAAGGTGGCAACGTGGACGGCACTCCCCTGTTCAAGACCATCGGTTGTGCTGCCAACCAGGCCTACTATGGTGATTGGAGCAACCTCGTTATCGGTCAGTGGGGCGCACTCGACTTGACCGTTGATCCCTACAGCGCTGCCGGTACTGGTGAACTGGTGATCACCATCAACAGTTACTTCGACTACGGCGTGGCCCGCGCAGGTTCGCTGAAGTTGTTCACCACCGTATCTGCTGGCTAAGTAATCTGCCATCACAATGGAGTACACACCGAAATACGCAACGGTAGCAGATCTGAAGAAGCACAGTTACATCTCCACCACTGATGAAGATGATTTGCTTGCTCTCTATCTCTGCAGTGCCGAGCAGACCGTCACCGAGACGCTGCAGGTGAAGAGCCTGTCGGCGTACATCGGCGACGATGGTGTGTTGCCCGCCCAGATATATACCGCGATTCTCATGCAGGCTGCGGCATTGTATGAGAATCGTGAGGGTATATCGAGCGCACAGCAGCATGTTGTGCCTTACGCCAACGTGATGGCGCTGCTTGGTAAGATTATCAACTACGGCCAACTCAACAAGTGCTGCAATGGAGGCAGGTAAACTCACCGAGAGGATAACCATCCAGCGCCCGGATGTGCAGCGTGATGTCTATGGCAGCACGCAGACCGTCTGGGTGGATGTTGTCAGCAATCTGCCCGCCGCCGTGAACTATGTGCGCGGTGACCGCGAGATTGACAACGAGGAAATCTTCCACGGGAGGGTTACTACCTTTTCCATCCGCTGGCATGGCACTGTCAACGAGGAGATGCAGATACTTTGGGGAGAACTCAAGTATCGCATTCTCTCGATCGACAGGAGAACGCATCGCAGGGAATACCTCATCCGCACAGAACTCATCAACGAATAATGGTTAACGATGGCATACAGGTGGACGCTTCCCGCTGTTACGCTCTCTTCCGAAGGCTCGACACGAAGAACCAGAGGAAGGTCAGCAGGGCTGCTCTAAGGGCTGCCGCCAACAAGGTGAAGAAACAGGCTGTCAAGAACCTCCAGGGAGTGATTGGGCACAACGTCCGCAAGACCACGATCTACACCAGGCGCAACGGCAAGACCGAGAAGCGCAGCCTCGCAAGGGGCATCAAGGTGGAAGTCATGAATCCCGAGACCGCCAAAGTCCACATCATGGGCGACTACAGGCTGAAGTTCTTTGAGATGACTCCCGACAATCCCCGAAAGACCAAAGGAACCCGAGGTAGAGGCAATAAAATACCTGTGCGTAAGGCATCCAACAGGGGACCGAGGTTTAAGGACCAGAGCAAACACGGATGGTTTGAAAGGGCAGTAAAAGCCAAAGAGCCCGAAGCAGCACGGGATATCGAGGAAGCATTAAAGAAACATATCTTAAAACAGGCAAATCGTGAAGGGATTACACTTATCTAAGGCTATACAGGCGATACTCGCACAGGCGGGCATCACCAATGCCCACGCCATCGTGGCCGAGGAGAACACCCGTCAGCCTTTCGCAGTCTACCGCCGGGCATCGCTCTCGGTGGATGACACGAAGGACAGGCTGGCGCAGACGCAGCACGCCACGCTGAGTGTGCAGGTCGTGTCAATGGACTACCAGAGCGGTTTGCTGTTGGCTGACTCGATCACCGACGCACTTGTTGGCGGTTATGGCCGCATCAACGGTGTCTACATCGGCGGCATCACCTTGAGCGATGC